GCTCAACGATGGAAAGGCGTTGGTCCTTGACACGACACATCTCAAGAATGTGATGTCCAATATACTTCTGGGCCGCAATGGTTTCGAGACCAATCTTCGTAAGATTCCATTTGCGCGCATGCTCGAATATCTCGCCGTAAAACTCGTCATAGCCGCAGGCCTTCGCCCAAGCATCGAGGAGATAATACTCAGCATTCGCAGCCTCCCCAACGACCATGATAGCGTGACGGCAACGCCCAAGACCAGCGTTGCCGCTGTGGTTCGGGTCGACGGTCATTCCTATCCGTAAGTGGCCTATAGGAAAGTCCTTACGAACGATTCCGTCAACGACTTCGTGACGTATCATCTTACGAAAGCCGTTTTTCTCGGTCGGATCTTCGATAGAGAATTGATTGAGCCAAGGCTCTTTGAAGTCCGCGTTTTCAGGCGCGGCTGGGTTGTTGAGGAACTGGCAGGAGAAGTGATAAGAACCAAGGCGGTTACGCCATCGCATAAGCTTCTCAGAAGAGAATTCCTCTGGGAAGATAGGAGTGTCGGATGGGTGCTCTGAACAACAACCGCCAAGGGCGCTGTGATACACGACGTTAAACTCCGGCTCGTGTTCACGAATGTGGGAGTTGAGGTCGGTATAACCCCATCGATTACCGACAACGAACTCGTCGTTTTCTGACTGGGCCGCGGTCTTCGACCCACGTTCCGGTTCTTGCTCTTCGAACGCGCCTACAAGTAGTCGGTGGTAATCAATCGTCTTATCCATGACCGAAATAGACTCGATAGCCTTACGGACGACAAGGTCGTCTTGAACGATAAGTCCGTCATAGTGACGGGACTGCAATGCACCACCGACACCGAGGAAGTCAAACGTCCCCTCACCGTGAGACGGGCAGCCGGGAGTACGTTTGTGGTGTAGAGAGTAGGAGGACCACGTACAGGAAGAGTCGGGGAGTATCTCAGGGAAGAGAACACGGAATATAGCGTTGGAGCCGTAGTGTCCGCTGATACGACTACCAAGCTTCGCTGCGTTTGTAATGTTCTCGCAGACAAGGAGATTACGCGCGTCTCGTTTGTGGACACGACGCATGAATCGGATAAACTCGTCGCCGTAGCCTAGCTGTCGGAAGCGGTCCTCGTCGTGTGAGTCGAAAGGCAAAGCCCTCCACATTGGAAAGCCTTCTGAGCATATCGTGGACTTAAAATGGTCGCGTGGGAGTTCGTAGACGTCTTTAAGGTGTTCGCGTTCGAGGGAGATGCACCACGGCTTGTGAAGGTGATCGACGAGGCGACGGCGACGAAGCGTGTTCTTAACGAAATAGTAAAGCGAACCGAGCGCGTTCGTACGCATCTTCGATATTTTAATATCGTGAGCGTCGGTCGATACGATTTGAACTGGAGAAAAGGTTTGCAGTTTAGTAAGTCAACGGGGGCTGTCTTACTTGCGCTGAGTTCCTCCTTGGTACGTCAAAAGCCTTTCCCCGAAGGGTGAGTCGGCGTCGTGTTGAAAGCTGACTTCGTGTAGGAGCTTGCTTTGCGAGCCTGTCGTTTTGGAATCGTCTTCGAAGCGAAGCTGTCGGTGATTGAATACTCGGGCCGAGACTTCTGACGATTCGACTCCTTGCCAGGATGTCCGCGACCGTGTTTGGATTTCGGAGGAGAGCCTGAAGGAGATGTAAATGAACCGACCATGTCAAACCCCCCACTTTCCAATTCCCTTGGGCGAAGTCGTTCCGTTGACCCCATTTCGAGGAGCCCACCCACCTTGGGACGGAGAAGTCGCCGCTGCGTCGGCGATGCCTATCGACGGCGTCGGAGCAGAAGCTTTCGAAGAAGAGCCACGGAGCTTCGACATGGCTCCAGTGAATTTTTTGGCTCCGGGTATCATGTTAAGTAAGCCTGCCATGTCAACTCCTTTAAGCCAAGAGTACGCTTATGCGGCCACCTTCGGTGGCCTTACTCACAGGGCCTTTTGGGCACCGCCCGCAGCTGTGCGCGCACCGTCAGCAGACTGTGTCAGGGAACGGCTGCGGTCGTACGCCCATCGGGTCGGAGGCCCTGTGATGGAACCGATTTGCCGGATTTTGTACACTTAGTCGCTCCCTGACTATCTTGGTCCTTCTGATACAACGATACCGTGTTCGAAGACCATCTTCCATGTATGAGAAGGAAGTGCTCTGGTTACTTCGAAAGGAAAGCCCGGCCACAGAGCGTTAATCTCTGAATCGGCGGTGTAGGGCTTCTTGTAATTGCCAAGAAGCTCCCGAGCTACAAATTTATTTTCTGGACCGATGAGGAGAAATTTAGGCTTGCCGAAGTTGTGAGTCTTCGCAACGTCAAAGGCCCATTGAATTGCATTGAACGACAAGTCACAGCCAATAGGAAGATGCACGCACGACTCTACTGGCGAGGCCTTCGAAGGAATGCCGAGGATTGTTGTCGCAACCGGAGCTGCAAACAAAGTGCTAATAAAGCTTCGTCGTGTAGACATCAGTTCACCTTCTTAGGGTCCGTATAAGTAGACGCAATCTTATTCCCCTCTTCCGCAGCTGAGTCCAACACGCTCGCGGGAACGCCCGGAGCGACCGCTTCTTCACTCGGCGATGTTACGAGTGTCCTATCCGGATCCCTGTCAAGAATTTCCTTCGCTGCGGCCATTGCTGCTTTCAAATCACGGCGTTGAGTCACGGTGTCCACCAGACAACGAAGTGCGGCCGGAACGGCCTGACGGCATTCGTTATGAATAGCTTCGACTTTACCGGCGAGCGCTCGGTCCATTGCGCTCAGATGGCCGTTCATAAGCGCCGCTTCATAATCCTGATACTCGGGCGAAGCCAGCAAACGGGCTAGCCCGCTCACTGACATGCCAAGCATATCTGCGATCTTTCGATCTGTGATTCCCGCGATGCGCCAACGAGCCACTTGGGGGATTTTGATATGGGGAAGTTTGAGTGTAAATGGCATTAAGTTCCCATTCTGTCCTTGACTTCGGCTTGGAGAAGCATCTTCTCTACGTCGTTGTAATCCTCGGTGACTTCAAAGTCTGTGTTGCTCAGACCGATACAAGTACAGAACAAATCGCCAGTCCTCTTCAAGTAAAAATACTTGATCTCTTCGCTACGAACGCTCACGTAGCGAGGTTCAAGTGAATTCGGAAGAAACTGAGCAAACTTTAGAAACACGACATAAGCCCCCGTTTACTGAGCCCTACTTTGAACCAGCCGGCGCGGGGGAGGGGTTTTTGGGTGTCGTATTTGCTATCTTACCCAACGCGGCGGAAACCTCCTCAGCTGAGTGATAATCGCACGACGGTGTTGCTTTCGAAGCCCAGTCGGAACGATGCGAGCCAAGACCGCAAACGATACATTTCTTCTCAACAGATGTTGGTACGGGTGACATGAAAACCTCCATTACGAAGTACAGCTCTGCTACACCTTGCCTACATCCTACCACAAGCCAGTTAATAAGTCAAGAACTATATTTTCTTTAAGATCAACAACTTACGAGCTTTTGGCAAAAAAGCGATATACTCAAAAAAAGTTTTTCGTTGTCGTTTGGCTTCAATCCAAGACACAACTGTTAACAAAGTTAATGAAGGCGAAGCCGGAAATTGACCAGAAAATTTTTCGCGCCTCCAATACTCATACCTATACTCATCCTCATTTTGAGCCCCACCCCGTTCCGCCCCTGGATTCGTGCGAACACTATATGTGAGTACGTGTGGTACGCAGTACATTGCAACGATGGATTAACTACAGTCCGGTCGTGTGTAGTGCGGCACGTGCGACAAACAAGCGTAGTGCATAGTGAGAGGTTCTCTCTCAACAAGGAGAAACGCTATGCATACAAAGACTACATCTCATGAGCTAGCAGTCAAGCTAATGAACACAGCGAAGCTTCTGTTCATGAGGAAGGACATTGAACTGCCTGGCGTCGAGGATGCCAAGATAACTGTCGAGTATTATGACAGCGAACCATTCCTCAACGCTGTGCGTGAGATGGGCTCAGGGAAGAAGGACTTCGAAAGCTATTACGTCAAGTTCACTCCCGACGACTCCATACTCACCTTGCAAGTACCACGCAATAAGGTCTGCAAGAGGATTCAAGAGGAGAAGTGGGAGTGTGTTCCTCTTCTTACTCCTGAACAGTTCAGCGTGACGCGCGAGTAGAACCTC